ACACAAGCATTTATTTACAGAAGTTACAGAAAGCAAAATACACAGTCTACATCTAAATATTGGCAACACCTGCAATCTAGCGTGTAGATTTTGTGCTCCAGAAGCTAGTTCACGTATTGCTAGTTTTCAGAAGCATGTTGGATGGATTGACAAAGATTGGAAACTAGAAAACTGGCTTAAAGATCCTATTGGATATCAAAACTTTAGAGACTGGTTTGACGAAAACTATAAGCACATCAGAGTAGTACATATTATCGGTGGTGAACCTCATTTGATTGATGAGTTCGCAGACCTTATTGATTTGTTTAGCGAACACAAGATGACGTGGCTCAATCTAAGTTTCACAACCAATGGCACACACGATTACACAGAGTTTAAGAAACAGTTTAAAGAATTTAAACGTGTAGAGATCGGAATCAGTATAGAAACAGCAGACGCTAGCAACAACTATATCCGTCAAGGAAGCGATATTGAAGAGATACTTACCAACGTTACAAACATGCAAAAGAAGATGAAATATGTTGATTTAACTTTTAGAACTGTACCAACATGGCTTAGTGTTGGACGCTATACTACTCTATTAAAAGAGGCTCTGGAACGACGTATTCCTGTTGATGCAAGTTATCCACATCGCCCAAGTTGGATGCTGAGTGAACTACTTCCAGATGCACACAAAAGCCGTGTAGTGCAGAAATTACAGGATTTTGCAGACAATATTAAACTTACAGGTAAGAAATTTAACAATACAAAAAACAAAAACAATATTGAACTTGCACTAAAGCACGAAGCTGAAGCACTGATAAAGCATTTACAACGTCCCGTTGGTGATGAAGACGAAGCATTTAGGCGCCGAGCAGAAGCCGCAAGTCGTGTTACAATGCAGGATAGATATCACGGGATCAGTATATTAGACTATATTCCAGAACATAATGGTTGGTTGAGAGAGCATGGATACAGTAATTAAATTCACACTAAAGCCCATATATAAAAAATACATGCACACGTTACCAGAAATATCGATTGATTGGAATGAAAATGTAGTATGGGCAGGTCCTGTTGAATGGGATCGTACGTTTGAATACGATTTTAGAGGAAGAGAAGGTGTTAATAGTTTAGGCTTTAAACTAATAAACAAACAACCTAATGATACTGTTATGGAAAATGAAAAAATTATCGCAGACAAAGCTGTTATAGTTGAAAACATTACTATTGAAAACTTCAGCTTTGATAGTTTTCAACACCAAATTAGATATAAACATAACGGTGAGACAAAACAAGGTAACTACATTTGCTGGAACAATGTCAGATGGGAATTACCGATAGAACTTCCAGTGTTTACATGGATCCATAAACTTGAAAATTTAGGTTGGATCTACGGAGACACTATATAAAAACAATGTCATGGCAATATAAAGGCACACTAGTTGAAGAAATCCCCGAAGGCATTCTTGGGTTTGTGTATTTGATCACAAACTTACAAACAAATCAAAAATATATTGGCAAAAAACTGGCTCAATTCAAAAAAACTAGACCACCCCTCAAAGGCAAAAAACGCAAAAGACGTACAACAGTGGAGAGCGATTGGCGTGACTACTGGGGATCGTCCGAGCATTTACAAGCAGATGTAGAGCAACTTGGCACAGATCAGTTTACTAGAGAAATACTATTCTTTTGTAAAACCAAAGGTGAAATGTCATACTTAGAGGCAAAAGAACAATTTGACCGCCGTGTGTTAGAAACAGACGAATATTATAATGGAATCATTAATGTAAGAGTAGGCGGCTCAAAGATTCTTCGACAAAGACTACTAGAACAGGCACATCAGTCCAACACATAAGGTTAGCGGGCCAGTTTAGAAATACCGCTGTGGAAAAAGCTACCGTATAGGAGCACACGTAACACGTTGATCGACACTCCAGAGAGTGAGCCACCAATAAAATTGGGCTACTGGTTGACGTAGATAGACTGTTGGCTATCAAAACACCGCACATTACACAAAAAAACCGTATGCAACGGAACGAAGCAACGGGTAATGTAGCATAAAACAAGCATTAAACAGTTTAATGCATTCTTTATGTTACATATGTCGACGTAGGTTGGGAAAGGTCAGAGCCCATTGTGTAGCGGAAAACACCTACTTCCCGGTCTTGGCTGTGACGAACTCACGTGAAATCAAGATAGACGGAACCCAAAAAGAGGTTCCGTCTGACTGAAACAATCTACGTGAAAGTCTATTATATAATAAGTCTCAAGTGAAAAAATGTTGTGAGCGCAAGCGAAACAACGGATCTCGTAGAGATCCTTAAAAGAACGGCAATGAGCTTTTCTTTGTTGTTTCTAGATTGTCTTCGATAATTTTATTAATCATTTCACGCTCTTTGTAGTCGAGCTCAAACATTTCGCTATAAGAGATTGAACCACGCATCCACCAACATAAACGCAAGCAATTATCTCTTATAGCCTCCACCTCTTTATCGTAGCGTTTGATTAGATCTACGATATCTTGCTCTGACTTTAACTGGAGGAGGCTTCTCCGAAAAAATTTGCGTAGTCAAATTCTACAGAATTTTCAAATTCGTGTGAGCACTCTTGGCATTTTAGTTTGATTGGAGCGATCCCTGATTCGTTAGCATAGTCAGCTAATTTCTCCTGCAGAGCTGTTACAGTTCTAGTTTCAGAATTCATAAAATATTCTCTAATATGAGGTTTATGTGTAACTATGCTACCGTCTGGTATTTTAATTGCCTTGCAACTATCTACTAGATTGTCAATTCCTAGATCAACGATTTTCTCAAAATTTTCGGTTAGTCCTTTTGTGCGATCTTCGTCTGACATAGTATTATCGTCTGCAAGCAACTGACCAATTCTATCTTGAGTAAATCTAAGTTGATTTAATCTAGTAACTGACTTATACAGTTGCGGTTCAAAAATAAACTCTAGCTCTCCAACTTTAACTGGTTCTTCGTAATTTGGAACTTTCATTGAAGCCAGTGATTGACCAAGGTCAACTCCGTAGGTATTTTCGTGTTCACAGCTAGGACAATATGCAGTAACGTCCATTTGTTCACCAAATGTAGCAATCCTAATAGCAATCAAAACAGCATCAGTATCAACACTAGGCATTGCCCATGCGTCTTTGATACTAGGACAACAATGTTCAATTACTTGCTTAACAGCACTTCCGTTCATTAAACCATCTGGTGTGCGTAGTAGAATCTCATCTTTAGCACTCATTGCATAAATTGGAACTTCTCCAGTAACTGGTAATTCCAACGAGCCTGCTTTCCACCATCGTCCTTGGCTAGGCAAAGACAGATGAATTTTAGGCATACGAAAATGCCCTGTAAGTGGGTTTTGACCGGGTTGCATTGGTTGCGGCGGTTGTGGTGCACCAGGCATAGGGCCAGCAATTTGTGACATTCCGGGCGGCATTTGGTTTTCGTTTGAATTTTCCATGGTTTTAGATCCTATAAATACAATTAGTAATTGGCACTATACTATATTTATAGCCCGAAAAGTGACCGTTTGAGGAAAAAAGACTAAATGGCTGGTTTGGACAACATAAGCATTGAAGAATTCAAGCGTGTAATGGCGGAAGCTGTTCTCGAAGGAACTCGACTGTCAAGACAAGGTGCTGGGCCATCCACAGGCGTTGGTTTAGGTGGTTCGTTAGACCTTGGCGACGTTGATGAGATGAACAAAAAGGCCGCTAGCGCAGGTGCTATGCTTAAAAACATGCAAGAAAGACTTGCAGTTACCAACAAAGGAATGTTAGCATATCAGCAGGTTATGAGAGGTGCCGAACTTGCTACTGTAACTTTTGGTGACAATCTCAAAGAAATTGATGATGAAATTGCTAAACTAGCGGTTTCAACTGATGCGGCATCTCAGGCTGAAGCAGTTAGACTGCAAGGTATGAGAGATGAAACTCGTCAGCGAGCAATGGGAAGTCAAGTATATGCTGCCACGATAAACGCAACTATGAAACTAGGTCAGGTTATATCGGGTACAGTTCTTCCAGGAATGTTTAATGTTGCTAGAGGCCTAAACGATGGCGCTGACGCAGCCGACATAGCAGGATCTGCGCTTACAGCCGTTATTGATACTGTAGAAGGCAGTTTTAAAGCTCTTACTACCACAATGGCAGAAACTGGCAAAGGCCTTGCAAGTCTAGGAGGCACTGCCGGTAAGGTTGGCGTTGCTATGATAGCACTAGCACCAATCATTGAAATGATTGTTGGCGCAGGCGCCAAACTTGCAAAAGAAATGATGGCACTTGCAGGTACAGCGTACAAACGTAATGCTGACATGTTTAATACCCTAAATGCATCAGGTGCTGTATTTGCAGATGGGCTTGAAGGCATGCGAAAAGCCTCTTATGATGCAGGCATGACTACAGAACAGTTCAGCAGGACTATACAAAAGAATAGCGCAACATTTGCTCAAGCAGGTATTGGAGTTACAGAAGCTACCAAGCTCATGGGCGGAGCCATGAAGATTGGTGGCGACTCGATGAAGCGTGATATGTTGGCTCTAGGTTATGGCTTTGAAGAGCAAGGCGAGTTAATGGCAGAAACAATGGCTAATATGCGAGCCTCTGGTAAGGCATTGACAGCTGGGGACCAAGCCGCTATTGCTCAACAAACAGCCAAGTATGCAGAAAACTTAAAAGTTATTTCAGCTATCACAGGTGAAGATGCTAAGAAGAAAATGCAAGAGGCTAAAGAAGCGGCAGCCAACCTAGCATTCCAACAAAAACTTGCTGGCATGGATGCAAAACAGCGTGATAATATTATGAACGCTATGGCTAACATGAGTAAGCAACAGCAAAAGAACTTCATGGATACTATGGTGTTTGGACAAGTTGTTAACAAGGCAGGTGCTGCCATGGAAGCAACAAGTTCAAATTTTGCCGCCAATAACCAAGCATTGGTAGATGCCGCCAAAAACGGTACACTAGACGCAGAATCAGCTAGAAATATTAATGCTAAATTTGCTGAAGGTGTCAGACAAGACATGCTTAATGCTAAAGAAATTGGCATGGCAGGGCTTGCAGATGTAGGAGGCATTGCAAAAGATCTTAGTGTGATCATGGCAGATGAACTTAAGATGCGTCAAAAGTTCAACCAAGAAACTGTTAAAGCTGTTGAAGACCAAATAAAAGGACAGAAAGATCAAGCAAAAGATCCTGATTCTGCAACAGGCAAAATGGTTGCTAACATGCAAGCGGCGCAGGATGTCTTAGTAGCACAACAAAAGTTAACAGATAAACTTGCTGACCAATATAGTAAAGTTATACAACAAACTTTAACGGGTCTTAAAGAGCTTCAGGAGAAAATAAACGAATTTTCTTCAATGGGGCCAGAAGATATCGCAAAAGCAATGAGCGCGGCAGAATGGACTGCTAAAATACTTGGAGCCATTACTGCTTTAACAGTGGCAATAACATTGTTAGGTGGAAAAATATCAAAAATAGGTGGTGGAGGACTAGACGGCGGAGATCGAGGCGGACGAAAAAAGCGCGGGCGCGGCAGAATAGGCCGTATGTTAAGTGGAGCTAAAAACCTAGCTGGTGGAGCCTCTAGAGCTGTTGGTGCTGGTGGCGGTGCATTGCTTAAAGGCGGATTGAAAGCCGCAGCCGGCGCGGCTAGGTTTATACCTGGTGTCGGACTTGCGGTTACAGCCGCTATGGGTATCTTTGATGGTATGACTGCTGGTATTGAAGAATACAAAAAGTCTGGTAGTGTTGGTAAAGCAGTCAAAGAAGGTATGGCTGGTGCTGTTAGCGGACTAACATTTGGGCTTGTTGATCAAAAAACAATCAGTGACGGTATGACAGCCATTGGCGACTTTTATAGCAGTGGCTTTAAGATGCTTAAAGACAGTGTTGATATAGGTGCTATCAAAAGCAAAGTAGGCGGGATCGCTAAGAGTGTAACCGGTGCAGTAGGTAATTTCTTTGGTGGATTGTTTGGTGGTGCTGAGAAAGAAGCTAAAAAATCAGACAGTGCTTCAGAAGCTAAAACTGATCCTAAACAAGCTAAAATAGAGCAACTAAAAAGTAGAATTGAAAGTCTCAAAGAACAACTTGCATCAGGCTCTCAGCGTACTATGCGAGCTAGGAAGAATAAGAGAGACTTAGCATATTATGAAAATCAATTAAAACAACTTCAACCTACATCTACTACCAGCGGTGTACCAGTATCTACAACAACTTCTGTACAAACAGGTAAACCTCTTGAAGATGCAAAACAAGCTGAACTAACAAAACAAGCAGAAGACGCTAAAAAGAAAGCTGATGCTGATATAGCACTTAAGAACGAAGAGTCTAAGAAAAAAGAAGCAGAACGTCTAGCAGGTTCATCTCCGCAAGAACGCACAAACGAGTTACTAACACGAGTTGTTGCTCTATTAGATGATTCTGCTGGTAGCCAAAGAACTTTAGCTCGCAATAGCTTGTAGTTTAAAATAAATACACATATAATATATTTGGAAGAAGTGCCCGATGAGTTGGAAAAAATATTTTAAAACCGCAAATACTAGTACAGCAGGCTTGCTAAGTCCTGTTGGCAGTGGCGGTGGTGCACCTCAAGATCCTGCATTTAGAAACTATCAAAGTCATTTGCCTGAGGTCTATATTGGGCATCCAAACCGTATTGAACGTTATAATCAATACGAGCAAATGGACATGGACAGCGAAATCAACGCCGCCTTGGACATTATTGCAGAGTTTAGCACACAAAAGAACGAATCAAACAATACACCATTTGATCTACACTTTAATGATAGTCCCACAGACAACGAAGTAAAGATCATCAACGAACAACTTATTCATTGGGTAAACCTAAACAAGTTCAATCAGCGCATCTTTAAAATTCTACGCAATACTATCAAGTATGGCGATCAAGTGTTCTTGCGTGATCCAGAAACATTCAAGTTATACTGGACTGAGATGAACAAAGTTGTTAAGGTTATTGTAAACGAAGCAGAAGGCAAAGAGCCAGAGCAGTATGTTATCCGTGATCTCAATCCAAACTTTGAGAATCTAACAACCACAGCGGTTAGTTCAAGTGATTCGTATGTTAGCACACCCAACGCAGGTGCTAACAACTCAGGCAATGGTTACATTCAACCTAACTCGCCCTATAGTAGTGGATCACGTTTTAATACAGCACAAAGCGAAGCAGTTCTAGATGCAGAACACGTAGTACATCTAAGTCTAACAGAAGGCTTAGACATGTTCTGGCCATTTGGTAACTCAGTGCTGGAAAATGTGTTTAAAGTATTCAAACAAAAAGAACTGCTGGAAGATGCTATTATTATCTATCGTGTGCAACGTGCGCCGGAACGTAGAATCTTTAAGATTGACGTAGGTAACATGCCCAGTCACATGGCTATGGCATTTGTTGACCGTGTTAAAAACGAAGTACATCAACGTCGTATTCCAACACAAAGCGGCGGTGGGGTAAACATGATGGATGCAACATACAATCCACTCAGCACAAACGAAGACTACTTCTTCCCACAAACTGCTGACGGCAGAGGATCTAGCGTAGAAACACTACCGGGAGGTAGTAACTTGGGCGAGATCACAGATTTACGTTTCTTTACTAACAAACTATTCCGTGGTTTGCGTATACCTAGTTCATATCTGCCAACTGGCATGGATGACGGCACGCAAAGTTTCACAGACGGTCGTGTTGGTACAGCATTGATTCAAGAATGGCGTTTTAATCAATACTGCAAACGTATTCAGTCGATGATTATCGACAAGTTGGACACAGAGTTTAAGATGTTCCTGCGTTGGAGAGGCTTTAATATTGATAGTCAGATCTTTGATTTGGTGTTCGAAGAGCCACAAAACTTTGCACAGTATCGTCAAGCAGATGTTGATGCCGCTAGAATTGGCACGTTTACACAGTTAGAAGGTTTTGCATATCTAAGTAAACGTTTCTTAATGCAACGTTATCTAGGCATGAGCGAAGCTGAGATTGCTGAAAACGAAATCATGTGGAAAGAAGAACAAGGCAAAGCTGACACTACAGCAACTGATGAGCCAAGTTTGCGTAATGTTGGCATTACACCTGGCGGTATTGAAGGCGATCTTGAAGCCGCTGAAGTTCCTGATGATACAACAGCAGATGCAGGCGCTGATGCAGGTGCAGAAGCACCAGTAGACACAGGAGCTGCCTCAGGTGTAGATGCTGCCGGAAATCCGCTTTAAGGTAAATATTTCTATGCTACTAACAGAATTTTTTAACTCAGCTGAAACTGACCAATATAAAGAAAAAGACGATCAAAGCGTTTTAAAATTAGACGATACTCGCAAAGTACGTCTAACACTTCTGCATCTAAATCGTCTACGCAGTGCCAATGATGTTAGAAAATTTGAAAATGAACAGAAAGCAGAAGAACTAACAGATCAATACAAAGCCCCCGCTGAGGGTGGTGATGAGCCCGCACTTTAATAAATAACAATGTAATCAACTAACACACTGTGATAGCTTTCGAATAGAAAATGAGGCTGCAAAAGCAATTTTGCGGCTTTTTTTAATTTTGACGTCAAAAAAAGCCCGTTATTACTAATAATATGTGTATATTTGTAAATACACTACAAAGGTATACAGATGCAAAGCCTTTAAATTTCACGAGAGGAGTTCCTTTATGAACAAATATGAAAAGTTAATTGAGTTCATCATTAACGAAGACGAGGACAAAGCTCGCGACCTATTCCATGAAATCGTTGTGGAAAAGAGTAAGAGCATTTATGAATCTCTAATGGATGATGAAGTTTCAGAATCACCAGAAATGAGTGATGACGAAGTTGGCGATCTAGCTGACGATGTTGAAGCTGACGAAGAAGGTCTAGGCGAAAACGACGACGAAGAAATGGACATGGATGACATGGACATGGACATGGGCGACGAAGAAATGGACATGGATGACATGGACATGGACGACGAAGCTGAAGAAGGTGGCAACGATGAGCCAGCTACTAAAGGCGACGTAATGGATCTAGAAGACGCTATTGAAGAATTAAAAGCAGAATTTGACAAGATCATGGGCACAGTAGATGCAGATGGCGACGGCGATCACGATATGGACGACCACGAAGCCGCTGAAGAAGCTGTACAGTTTGAAGCTGAAGAAGACGACGAAGAAGAAGTTGTTGAATCAGAAGAAGAAACTGTTGCTGAAGCTGAAGAAGACGACGAAGAAGAAGTTGCTGAAGCTGAAGAAGTTGAGCTTGACGATGACGAAGAAGAAATTGATGAAGCTGCCGCTGATGCAGAACTAGCAAAACTACGTGAATATGTAGAAAAAGTTGCTGGTGTAAGCAATACAGAAGGTGCAGACAACAAGTCTTCAGTTGTTGCAGGTAAGAATGACATGGGTGGAAACGCAGGCAACATTGTTGCTGGTGGCGAAGAAACCGGTGGTAAAGCTGCCGCTCCAAAGAAGGACGATGCAGGCAACATCAACGTACCAGGTGGTAAGGCAAGCAAACTAGCTGCCGCCCCTAAGCCAAAATCCGCTGAATAATAGGAGCAACTTATGGCTTTGTATCTAAGAGAAAATCTTACATTCGATAGAGCTGGAATGGTCATTGAGGCCGAAGAAGGCGATAACGGACGTAAGAATCTCTATATGAAGGGTATTTTTATCGAGGGTGGCGTAAAGAACGCTAACCAACGTGTATATCCCGTCAATGAAATCGAAGAAGCCGTATCAAGTATCAATGAGCAAATCAAAGGCGGGTACAGCGTCCTCGGTGAAGTAGATCACCCAGACGACTTAAAAATTAACCTAGACCGTGTTTCACACATGATCACAGAAATGTGGATGGATGGACCATGCGGTCATGGTAAACTAAAGGTTTTACCCACACCAATGGGTGAAATGGTAAAGAGCATGCTTGAAGCAGGTGTCAAACTAGGTGTTAGTTCACGTGGTTCAGGTGACGTAAGCGAATCGTCAGGACATGTCAGTAACTTTGAAATTGTTACAGTAGACATTGTAGCACAACCAAGTGCTCCACATGCGTATCCTAAAGCAATTTATGAAAGTTTGCTTAATATGCGCGGTGGTCATAAAGCTCTCGAGATGGCAGGAGATGCCGTACATGATCAAAAAGTACAAAAGTACCTGAAAGAAGCGGTAACACGCTTAATCAACGAACTGAAACTATAGGAGAAGGTCTATGTTTGATGCTTTAAAACCCTTACTAGAAAGTGGTTTAGTCAACGAAGAGACTCGTGATGCAATTAATGAAGCCTGGGAAACCAAGCTAAACGAAGCACGTGAATCAATTCGTGCGGAAATGCGTGATGAATTCGCTTCCAAGTACGACCACGATAAAAGTGTAATGGTAGAAGCTCTAGACAAGATGGTAACCGAATCCTTAACTGCTGAAATCGAAGAATTTCAATCAGAGAAAAAGCAACTAGCAGAAGATCGTGCAAAGTTTAACACACGTATGCTAGAAAGCGCAGAGAAGTTTGATAACTTCATGGTTAGTAAGCTAGCTGAAGAAGTTAAAGAACTACGCTCTGATCGCAAGGCTTATGAAAATGCTATTGGCAAACTAGAAAAGTTTGTTGTCAAAGCACTAGCTGAAGAAATCGAAGAATTTGAGCAGGACAAGCAAGCAGTTGTCGAAACAAAGGTACGTCTAGTATCAGAAGCCAAATCTAAAATGGCTGAGATGCAAGCCGCTTTTGTTAAGAAGAGTGCTGATCTTGTTAAAGAAAGTGTTACTTCAAAGCTAGAGTCCGAATTGACTCAACTCAAAGAAGATATCACAATCGCTCGCGAAAATATGTTTGGACGTAAGATTTTTGAATCATTTGCTAGTGAATTTGCTGGTACTCATTTAAATGAGAACAAGGAAATTGCTAAGTTAAGAGAATCTATCGAAGAGCATGTTGCTAAACTAGCTGATGCGGAACAGGCTATTAGCAAAGCAAAACAGATTGTGGAGTCAAAAGAGAAAGAAATCCGTATTATTAAGGAAAGTGCCGAGCGCAAAGACACAATGTCAGAGCTACTCAAACCACTTAATAAGGATAAAGCCGCTGTAATGAGCGAGCTACTAGAATCTGTGCAGACCGCTAAGTTAAGATCTGCATATGACAAGTATCTACCAGCCGTTCTTGGTGGAAGCCAGCCAAAAGCTGAAAAGCGTATGGTTGTTGAAAACAAAGAAGTAACTGGTGATAAATCTGCTATCAAAACCGCCTCAATTCGTGAAACAGATGCTGATGAAGCAAATGTTATTGAATTGAAGAAGCTAGCAGGGCTTAAATAATACCCATAGGAGAAAAGGTAAAATGAAGCAAGCATTATTAGAAAGCCGTTGGGGCGACACAAAAGAAGCCCTACTAGAAGGCTTGAGTGGTTCTAAAAAGAACACAATGAGTGTCATCTTAGAAAACACTAAGAAGTCACTACTAAGCGAAGCAGTTACAGCTGGCGCAACACAAAGTGGTAACGTAGCAACACTAAACCGTGTTATTCTACCAGTTATCAGACGTGTAATGCCAACAGTTATTGCTAACGAAATCGTTGGCGTTCAGCCAATGACAGGTCCAGTTGCACAAATCCACACATTACGTGTACGTTATGCAGACACAGTTAACGCTGGTGCTAACGGTGCAACAGCTGGCGAAGAAGCCCTAAGCCCATTTAAAGTTGCAACAAGCTACTCCGGTACTGGTACTAACCCAGGTGCCGCAGCCGCTACAAGCGCACTTGAAGGTGAGCCAGGTAACAAGATCAACGTACAGATCATGAAGCAAACTGTAGAAGCTCGTTCACGTAAGCTATCAGCTCGTTGGACATTTGAGGCAGCTCAGGATGCACAAGCAATGCATGGTATTGACGTTGAAGCAGAAATCATGGCAGCACTAGCTCAAGAGATTACTGTTGAAATCGACCAAGAAGTCCTAGCTAGCCTACGTAGTCTAGCTTCTACAGACTACAGCTTTGACCAGGGTACAGTTTCTGGTACAGCTACATACGTTGGTGACGAGCATGCCGCTCTAGCGATCACAATTAACCGTGCCGCTAACAGAATTGCTCAGCTAACACGTCGTGGCGCAGGTAACTGGGCAGTTGTTTCACCAGCCGCTCTAACAGTTCTACAAAGCGCAACAACTTCTGCTTTTGCACGTACAACAGAAGGTTCTTTCGAAGCTCCAACCAACACTAAGATGGTTGGTACCCTAAACGGTGCTATGAAGATCTATGTTGACAGCATGGCAGCAGATGGCGAAGGTGTACTAGTTGGTTACAAAGGTTCAAGCGAGAGCGACGCAGCCGCTTTCTA